CTGCTGATGTGACAGTTGGCGTGGGTAGATCAAGCGAGCAGCCAAAACAACCCGAAATCGTAACTTATGTTGAGGACAAAACTATGTCTGAAGTAGATATCGCGGCAGTCGAAGCTAACGCTCGCCAATCTGCCCAAAAGAATGCAGCTCAAATCATTGAGTTGGGATCGCGTCACGCTGAGAATGAAATGGCTCAAAAAGCTATTTCTGAAGGCACATCAATCGAAGAGTTCCGTGGTCAACTGCTTGAGAAAGTCGGTAGCCAACGCGCTCTAGAAGATCAGTCAATCGGCATGACTAAGAAAGACGTTCAGCGCTTTTCAATGGTTCGTGCGATTCACGCTCTTGCTAATCCAACTGATCGTCGCGCTCAAGAAGCTGCTGCGTTCGAGTTCGAGGCATCACGAGCTGCTGCCGAGCAGTATGGTCGTTCGGCTCAGGGCATTATGCTACCTGCTGAAGTAATGGCTAACTGGAAGCGTGATCTAACTGCTGGCACAGCAAACGCTGCTGGCGACTTGATCGGTGACGATTTCCGAGCTGGTGACTTCATTGACGTACTACGCAACGCTTCCAGCGTAATGCAAGCTGGCGCTACAATGCTTGGCGGTCTTTCTGGTGATGTCAAAATCCCTAAGAAAACTGTTGCTGCTACTGCTGCTTGGATTGCTACCGAAGGCGGCGCTGCTACAGAGAGCCAAATGACTGTTGGTCAGGTCACCATGACACCTAGAACGCTTGGCGCATTTACTGACGTAACTCGTCAGCTCTTGATCCAAGGCTCACTAGACGTTGAGGCTCTGATCCGTAACGACCTAACTTCTGCCATCGCCCTTACTATTGATAAGGCTGGTCTAGAAGGTGCAGGTACAAGCGGTGCGCCAACTGGTATCTTGTCTACCAGCGGTGTAAATCAAGTGACTAACTTTGCTACTGCTACTCCTACGTTTGCGGAAGTCGTAAGCCTAGAGACAGCCATTGCTGAAGATAACGCCTTGATGGGTAACCTTGCTTACATCCTCCCTGCGAGTATGTACGGCGCGTTGAAGACAACTGAGAAAGCTGCAAACACAGCTCAGTTTGTTGCAGACGGCACTACCATGAACGGATACCGCGCAATCGTTTCTAACCAAGCGACTGCTGGTAATCTGTACTTTGGTAACTTCTCTGATCTATTGATCGGAATGTTTGGCGGTCTTGATATCGTTGTTGATCCTTACACAGCATCAACTACAGGTACTATCCGAGTCGTTGCACTGCAATCAGTTGACGTAGCAGTACGTCACGCGCAGAGCTTCGCTTTCGGTAACGACGGCGCGTAGTAAGACTATGAACAGGGGCGGGTTTCGGCTCGCCCCTTTTCTTAAGGAGCTTTTATGAAATACGAAGTGATGAAAGGTTGTATTATTGACCGAGTATCTCGTCAAAAAGGCGATGTCATTGAAGTCATTGAAGGTGCAAAAGTGCTGCTAGGCATGGGTCGTATTATCCCAGCCAGTGAGCCACAAATTCCGGTGAATCGTTCTGTAGGTCTTGAGACCTCTGAGGACGCACCAAAGCGTAGAGGACGACAAGCCAAGTCATGACAGTAGAGACGGCGGCAGACAGAGCTTTTATGTTGGCTGATTTTGGTGTTGATGCGATCTTTGACACACCAGATTCTTCGCATAAGACCATAAAAGGCGTGTTTGATAACGACTATGAAGCTGTCAATGCTGGCGGGTCTATGGACTTTGCGATCACTCGCCCACGGTTTTATTGCCGTGCGGCTGATGTGTTAGATGTAGAAGAAGGCGACGACCTAGAAATAGATAAGGTCTCGTATAAGATTCGTGTTGTCATGCCTGATGGTACTGGAATGACCGAGTTGCTGCTGGAGAAACAATGAGCCACGTTCGCAAGCTAATACGCGACAATGTTGTGACGACCTTAACAGGGCTATCTACAACAGGTTCTAAGATTTACAGGTCTCGCGTGTATCCTCTGGCTGCTAATAAATTGCCCGGATTAACCATTTACACGAAGTCTGACGCTAGTGAATACGCTACCAATGTAAGACCTAGAACCTTGTTACGCACAATGACTGTCTCAGTTGAGGCGTATGTTCAAGCAAAAGCAGATTATGATTCAGCGCTTGATACAATCTCTGCTGAGATAGAAGCGGCATTAGCTGTAGATGTGACTAGAGGCGGCTATGCAAAAGACACTAGAATCATTGCTTTCGATGCAGATTACAGCGGCGATGGAGATATTCCAGTAGCGTCTGCTGTGTTTACGGTCGAAGTGCTATATTCAACGCTTGAGAATGATGCGGAGATCGCAAAATGAAGCGAATAACAGTATATAATCGTGATGACAAACTTACCATTTGGGAAGATCAGCGCGATATAATGGCAATTCGCGGTTGGCATGAAGAAGCGCCAGCGGCTGAAGTGGTGGAAGTAATTGAAGAATTTATTGATGAGGATGAAGTCTAATGGCTACGCATACTGGTAACGAAGGTACAATCAAGGTCGGCGCTAATGCAGTAGCCGAGGTTCGCTCATACAGCATAGAAGAGTCAGGTGACACGGTAGAAGATACCGTCATGGGTGATAGCTATCGCAGCTTTAAGCCTAGCCTGAAGTCTTGGACAGCAAGCGCAGATGTTTACATTGATGAGACTGACACAACTGGTCAGGGCGCATTGACTGTAGGCTCAGAAGTAACGCTCAACGTGTATTACGAAGGCGAGACTGCGGGTGATACCTATAAGACAGGTAGCGCGATTGTGACTGCTAACAGCCTTAATGCTACAACTGATGGAATGCTAGAAGGTTCAATTAGCTTGCAAGGCACTGGCGCACTGACCACTGACACGGTAGCTTAACTATGAGCGTATTGGATAAGGCTAAAAAGCACTACACCAATATAATCAATCAAGAGCCTATCAAAGTAGAAGTCCCTGAGTGGGACTCTACTGTCTACGCTAAACCGTCATTATCGCTGGCTAAGTTAGGCGAAATAATGGAGCTGTCTAACGATGGCAAAAGCGCAGAAGCTATGGTCATGACGCTGATCTATCGCCTGATTGACGAAGAGGGAAACCCCATCTTCAGAAAAGCAGAGAAAGGTGAGCTGATGCGCCAAGTCGATCCTGATGTACTGTCTAGAATTATCACTACGATCAGTGATAACACTATGACAGATGAGGAAGTGACAAAAAACTAACGACCGACAACGATCTGTACTTCTGTTATATGCTGGCAGAGGTTCTCCATAAGACAGTCGCAGAGATTATGGAAATGAGCGTTGTCGAGTATCAAGGTTGGCGATCCTACTTCGAGATAAAAAATGGCACAAGAAAACGTTAAAATAGTCATCTCGGCATTAGATCGAACCACCAGAGCATTCAATTCTGTTAGGTCTAGTCTCAAAAGCATAGGTTCTGCAAGCGTCCAGATGGCAAAAGGGGTTGCAACTGCTACGGCGGCTGCGACTGCTGCTGTCGGCGCTATGGGCTATGCGCTGTCCAAGCAAGTCCAGAAAGTAGACGACTTAGCAAAGACAGCTCAAAAGCTCGGCACGACCGTATCTACCCTCCAAGAATTGCAATACGCAGCAGATATCAGTGGCGTATCTGCTGAAACCCTCAACATGGCTATGCAGAGACTTACTAGACGAGTCTCTGAAGCATCTATGGGTTTTGGTGAGGCTAAGGGCGCTCTTAAAGAGTTAGGCATTAATGCTGCCAAATTAAACAAACTGCCTCTTGATAAAAAGATGGAAGTTTTAGCAGACGCTTTTGAAGGTGTAGCTAGTGACGGTGACAAAGTTCGTCTAGCCATGAAGCTGTTTGACTCAGAGGGTGTAGCGTTAGTGAATACGCTAAACCTTGGTTCTGAAGGTCTTAGGGAGATGTCTGCCGAGGCTAAAAGTTTAGGTCTTTCTATTAGCGAGGTTGACGCTAAACGCTTTGAAGAGATGAACGACAGCATTACCAGAATGAAAACTGCTGGCTCTGCTGCTGTCACGATATTCACAGCCGAGCTATTACCGCTGATTCATGGCATCTTTACTGGTTTCAATGATGCTGGTTATGGTGCGAAAAACTTTGAAAAAATAGCCATCAACGCTGCTCATTCAGTTCTGTCTTCTTTCTCTTTCTTGTTAGATGCAATTCATAGCGTCAAGATTGGTTTTGCGGCGTTAAATGAATTTATTCAAACTGGCTTTATGGGTGTCATCATGGGGCTAAAAGTTCCATTAGATGCATTGATTGGTACTTATAATACTATCGCTGGAGTTTTAGGTTTAAAAATTCTTGAAAATCCTTTAGCAGATAATATGCTCGCCGCTTATGAGGCATCGGAAAAAGCAAGGGAATCTTTGGCGGCGTTACGCGCAGAGACTCTGCCGTCAGATAAAATTAAACAATATCTAGCAGACTATGAGTCGGCTGGTAAAAACACAACTGATATCACTGAAGGAATGACAAACGCCACTAAAAAACTGACATTTTTTCAGGAGCTACAAGCCTTTGGGCAACGAGAGCAGAGCAAACTAGCACAGAGTGAAGCGGTAGAAATTACTAATGCGTTTGCCAAGCAGACAGCCGGTATTGCAGCGTACTCAAAGAAAGGCTTTGCAATAGATAAAGGCATGAAAATAGCTCAAGCGGTAATGAATACTTACCAAGGCGCAACTTTAGCTTTAGCGAATTATCCCGGCCCGATAGGTGTTGCAATGGCGGCGATGACTGTAGCTTCTGGTATGGCTAACGTGGCGGCGATTAAGGCTCAAAAGTTCCAAGCCTCTTTCGAGGGTGGTGGCTTTACAGGCATGGGTGCGCGAGTTGGTGGTGTAGATGGTAAGGGTGGATTCCCCGCGATTCTCCATCCTAATGAAACCGTTGTTGACCATACCAAGGGTCAAGGCATGAGTACTAATGTCAACATTACTATTCAAGCCAATGACACTAAGGGCTTCGATGAGCTGCTGTACAAGCGCAGGGGTCAGTTGGTTAACATCATCAATCAGGCTATCAACAATCGCGGTAGGGCATCACTAGCATGAGCGGAACATATCCAACATCGCCAGTATTCAACTCCGTAAACTTTACGAGCGAGTTTTTTAATCTAAGCTCGCAGACCATCTCTGGCAGAACACAGGTCAGGAATATCGGCGGTCAACGCTTTACGTTCACTGCTTCTTACCCTGCAATGACTAGAGCAGAATTCTCGCCAGTACAAGGGTTTTTGATGGCGCAACGTGGAATGGCTGAGACGTTCACTATCGTTTTGCCAGAGGTTTCTAGCTCTTCTGGGAGCGTTGTAGGCACGATCTTGGCTGGGGCTGCTGCTAGTATAGGTGACACTTCTATAGCCTTAGACGGCTTCACAGGCACTCTGAAAGCAGGTGATGTGTTTAAGTTTGCCAATCACAACAAAGTCTATATGGCGACAGCCGATTTAGCGGGTGCTGGCACATTGAGCTTTCAGCCAGCCTTAGTGGCTTCTGTCTCGGATAATGAGATACTTACGCACGATGACGTACCTTTTACGGTACGCCTTAATAATGATGTGCAGGAATACGGCATCTCTACTGATTTAACGTATTCGTATGAAGTTGATTTCATTGAGGCTATATGAGCAGAATCATAGATGCGGCAACTATCGCTGCGTTGAACAGCGACAACATGAACATGGCTACCCTTGTTCAGATGGATTTCTCTACTCCTATCAAGTTGACCGATTGGGCTAGGGACGTATCAGCCCTTAGCACCACCTTTGACAGCAGCGCCGATATTCTTGAGCTTGATGAGTTCAGCGAAAGCTCTGAGCTGCAAGTGAATTCCTCAACCCTGACTTTTTCCGGTGTCAGCCAGACCTTTACAGCCTTGTTTCTAACTAATAACTACATGGATGTTAGAACGCGAGTATGGAAGGCAGTGTTGACGAATGCAGATGTTGTCATCGGAGAACCTATTTTGGTTTTCGACGGTCGCATTACTGGGTACGGATTTACAGATACTGATAGCACCAGCACTGTGACAATAGGCGTAGCAAGTCATTGGAAAGATTTCAATTTGCACAACGGCAGAAAGACCAATCACAATACGCAGCAACAATATTTCTCAGGCGATAAAGGTTTTGAGTTTGCAGCAGAGTCGGTTAAGGATTTGAAGTGGGGTAAAAAGTAATGCCATTTCCATTATTTGCTGTATTAACTGCTATCTTTATGGTGGCAACTGGCACGGTCTCTTATCTAGCGGCGCGTAAGGCTCAGAAAGCGGCAAAGCGAAACAATGACGAGCAGAGTGGCGTACTCGTCAACAAAGAATCCAATATTGAGCAAATCCCTGTAATTTATGGTGAGCGCCGAGTTGGCGGTGTCCGTGTCTTTGTATCTACGGATGGCGTATACAAGACTGTTGACGGCAACACTGAGTGGTACTCAGACTATGAACCAGACACTGAAGCCTACAATGAAGTCACTGGGACTCCGACGAACAACTACTTGTACATTGCTCTAGTGTTAGCCGAAGGCGAAGTAGAAAGCGTTACCGATCTATATATTGACGACTTGCCGTCTACTGACGCTAAGTATTCAGGCTTGGTAAGCTGGAACGTATATCTAGGAACTGATGACCAGACGATGCCTGATACCGCATTGCTTCGTGAGGCTAATGAGTTCTGGACTGCTGACCATAGATTGCGTGGTGTGGCATTTCTAGGGGTGCGCTTAACGTGGGATGAAGAAGCATTTTCTGGCATCCCTGATATTACAGCGGTAGTAAAGGGTAGAAAACTATATGACCCGCGCACAACTACTACTGTTTGGTCTGATAACCCTGCTCTCTGTATTCGTGACTACCTCACCAATACGCGATACGGCAAAGGATTACCAGTTAGCGCCATTGATGATGTGGCAATAGCTGCCGCTGCTAACGCTTGCGATGAGTCAGTGACTCTGTACGATGGTGGCGGTTCTGGCAAGTTGTTTACGACCAATGTTGTCCTAGATACTTCTAAAAGCCTGTTTGACAACCTTAATATCTTATTACTAGGATGCCGTGGCTTCCTGCCGTACTCGCAGGGTCAATATCGCCTTAAGATAGATGGATCGCGCAACAGTGAGTTTACGTTCACTACTGATACGATTATTGGTGGCATTGCCATTAAGGGCGAGAGTAAGGAAGACAAGTTCAACCGAGTGACGGTTAAGTTTCCTAATCCTGATGCGAACTGGCAACCTGATACTGCGATCTGGCCTCCCTCTGGCTCAACTGAAGAGACTACCTATCTCGCAGAAGATGGTGGTGTCTTACTCCATGAAGAGATCGAACTAGACGCAATCACCAATTACTACCAAGCCAGAGACCTCGCTAGGGTTATCTTACTGCGGTCTCGTAATGCGATCACCTGCGCTATTAAGACAACCTCAGAGGCTCTACAGCTTGAGGTTGCAGATGTTGTGTCTATTACGCATCCAACTCCGGGCTGGACAGCTAAGCCTTTCCAAGTCGTAGGTATGCAGCTTGCCGAGGACGGCACAGTAGATTTAGCTCTGCTTGAATATGACTCGACTATCTATACATGGGAGGAAGGCACTGAGCAGACAGCTTACCCAGATACTAGCTTGCCTGATCCGTTTACTGTAGGCACGGTCTCCAATATTACTATCACTGAGACTACGAGCCTTGGTGAAGACGGCACGGTCATACCTACTGGCTTTATTCAATGGGATGCGTCCTACGATAATCTGGTCAATAATTACGAACTACAGTATAAGCTGACAAGCGAAGCCGACTCTGAGTTTAAAAGTCTGTTTAGCAGTCTCAATAAATACGAGTTCTACAATGCTGAAGTAGGGGTCAGTGTTACGATTCGTATCAGAGCGATTAACTCGCTAAATGTAAAAGGTGCATTTACTACCGCGACCTTTACCATCAATGGTGATACGACAGCGCCTAACGCTCCTACTGGCTTAGTCGCTACTGCTGGCATCAAAAACATTCGCTTAGATTGGACTAATCCTTCTGCGAAAGACCTAAAGATTATTGATGTCTACAGGCATACCTCGAACAGCTCTGGTTCTGCTTCCAAGATCGCCAGTATCAACAGCGAGTCGTTTGTAGATCAAAATATTGCTGCTGATACTACTTATTACTACTGGCTCAAGGCAGCGGATTATAGCGAGAACGTGTCTGGCTTTTCTGGGGTAGCTTCAGCTTCTGCGACTCTTGTTACTTCGGCAGGTATTGTAGACGGCTCTATTGATGTGGCGAAGTTTGCCAGCTCCATCGAACCTGTGACCCTGGTCACCTCTGTACCTGCCACCAAGTCCACCGAAGTGGTCTACAACACAACGGACAATGTTTTATACAGATGGGACGGCTCGGCTTATGTTGCTGCAACAGGAGTTACAGACTTCTCACAACTATCAGGCAACGTCACTGCTGCTCAGTTTGCCTCAACGATTGAGCCTGTAACTTTAGTAACAAGTGTTCCCGCAACAAAAAGCACTGAGACGATATACAACACTACAAACAATACCTTGTACCGATGGGACGGCTCATCGTATGTAACGGTTCAAGGAGCTAGTGATTTCTCTGAGCTAACAGGCACAGTACAAA